CATTAAAAGTACTTCATATCTTAATCCTACAAAACCACCAAACGATGTACTCCATTGTGTCTGCATATTACAAAAAATCATAACAGCTTCCCAATTATCAGGTATTACCTCAAAATCTTTTCGTTCTTCTTTTGGTTTTTCTTTTGGCAGTTCTATACCTAGTGCTTTTGCATCTTCTTGAGTATTATCAATCTCTTCTTTTCCAGATCCAAGCCAATAAAGAACTGCCTCTTTTAGTTTTTTACTTTTTCATCCATTAAAGATTTGGTGTAAGCATCTGAAACGGCTCTTAACCAATAAGCATCCTCCATCATATCTTTTAAATTTTGGTTATTGAAGGGGATGTCATCACCATTTTCTTCCTTCATATTTTCCCATCCGTGTAACATCATTTTTAGCAATTCAAATTCTGATTTATTATCTGCTGCATTTTGGTATTCACTTACTTTTAATCTTTTAAAAATAGCGATGAATTCATTTTCTTCATATACACCAGCATCAGTCTCGCTAGGCTCTCGAACAAGAACAGGCCATTTGAATGTTTTGTTCTTTTTTCTTACAAAAGTCATAAAGTGTAGAAATAAATATACTTCTACACTTTAGCTTAAGAGTCAATATTTAGTAACTATTTATGTGTAGACGATTGATACCTCGTCATTTGCTGTTGAAGGAACAAGTGTATATGGTATGTCTAACATTTGTATTCCATCCATATCTGAATACGCAACATCGCCAATATCAGCCTTAGTTGATGTTACTTGAACCTTGTTTCCAGCAGTAGTTCCGTGTAAGAAAGTAAGGTTACCTGTAGTTTCTGCGATAGCAGCAGCAAAATAGTCTTTAGTACCAAGTGCCATTGCTTCTATCTGTACTGTACCTGAGATGTTTCTATTTGTTATTAGTGTTTCTTTTGTGCCACCAACAAGCTCACGATAAACTAATTCATTACCTACATCTAAAGATATGCTTTGTAAAGCAGCACTATGAGATAGAAGCTGGAAACCAGTTGTATTACCATTTTTAAATACTAATGGAGTAGCTTGATTTCCATATGTAGTATTAGGCAATGCTGTATCAGTTGGAGCATTGTATATACCGGTAAAAGTAAAATCTATTGTAGGAATTTCGCCAACAGATCCATTAATTGTAAAACTTCCTCGACAACCAGTAACAATATGTCTTACACCATCTGTATTGTAGTGAATAGTAACAGATGAAAAATTAGCTGAGATAGGTTCATAAGTAACGCTGGTGTTACTTGCAATAGTCTCTGAAAACCCACAAGCTTTAAGCGCACTTCCATATCTTGGAGCAGTACCCGCAGTACCTGACCCAGCAAGTTCAACGCTGAAAGTCACCTCAACCCTTGTGTTTGCAAGAAGCTGCTGAAAAGCACCTAAAAATGGTCTTACAACATCTCTGCTTACAACATCACTCGATTGTGGTGTGATTGACAGATCTCTTACAAGAACAACATCTGTTGCTGCTGGAGTTGGATCTGTTCCATAGCTGCTCTCAGCTTCAATTAGAATTACTCTCTTCCTTGTCAGTTGTGCCATCTGTAGTTACCTCAGTAGGGGGTTCAGCTTGTTTAGTTTGTTGAACTAGCTTACGTTTGCCAGTTTTCGGGTTCAGAATGTAAGTTCCACCCTCGTTTGGGATTTCATACTCCATAATAAACAATCAGGGTTGTTAGGCTTTAGGTTACAACAAAATTATGTAGTCAAACTATTATATAAAGTTCGATATTCAATATCAAACTCACAAGATACAACACCTGCTGGCTCATCTGCTTCTAATATTTCAAAAGAAGTAGTAGATGGTCTTATATCAATAGTAAGACCGCCGACAGTAGGATCTGTGAGAATTTTTGTATGTAAACTTTCAATTGTCGGATCAGCAACATTATCAGGTACTGCACCTCTAACGATTACAGAAATACGGATTCTAAATTCCCATGTAATTGAGTTATTAAAACTAGTTGTATCCTGTGGTGTATCACTTATTGGCTCAAGAACAATTGCTGGTGTTTCTGCCTTAGCAAAAGCTTCTGGTCTAGATCTATAAATTCTAGTACCAACCCCTACAGTATTTGCAAGGTTTGTTTTTAAGGCGGCTAAAATTCGTTCTCTTTTTGTAGCCATGTTATACCTTCATTAGAAAGACAATACACAATGTGCCATCGTCAATTTTTTTTACATTACGAACTTTATAATCAACAGAATTAACTGTTACTGTTGCGTCAAAAACTAAAGCACCTAAATCACTTGTTTTAGCTGTCAGTTGATAATCTGTTGTTACTACAAGACCATCGGCAATCATCTCATCAGGTTGATCTAATATGCCTTCATAGGTTGTAGAGTTATATACAACAGTATCTTTAAAGTCAGCAAAAAAAGTGTCTATGTCCTCAGTAAAAGCCATAATGAAAAGCCCTCATTAGAGGGCTGTATTTTTATCCGTACTTTTTAAGACCAACTAAGTTGATGCTAAAAGTAAAGGTTGGTGATGATCCACCGATTGTTTGTACAATTTTGATGTAACGCTTGCACTCATCTTTGTTGATTGCAAGTGTTTGCATTGACGCAGATCCTGTTACCTGTGTGAAAGTAGCACCAGATAAATCTGTGTATGTACCACCTGAGGCATCAGAATTAGTAATTTTAATATCTAATGTTGGAGAAGAACCGCCACCAGCAGCACTATCCAAAATTAGCATTACATCTCCGTCATATTCGAGAAGATCTATTGCACTTGATGTGGCTGTGCTTGTTACAGCAGCAGTAGCAACACCAGCAACAACAGTTAGTTTTTCTAGGTTCTGTTGAATAACAGACATTTTAAGATTCCTCCTGTTTAGAAATAAACTCTTCTAATTTTGCAATTAGATCAGTTTTGTTTTGTCTTCTATCGAGTTCAATTCCAATCTTCCGACCATAAGTTTCGATCTGTGATTTTGTCATTTCAGAAAAATCAACTTCGTCACTATCGGTAGGCTCTGGCTCGACAACTGGTTCTGTACTGGCAATAGGTGCTTCACAAACCTCAACAGCTAATTCAGCCTTTTCTACTGCTATCAAATACTGACCAGTTTGCTGTTCAACATCAACGATAGTGCCGACACTCGTAGGAGTGCCAGCTATCATTGTTGCTCGTAGCAATTTAACCTTCATGTTATGTTCCGAAAGAGAACGCAGTTGGTTGTTTAACCGCAAAATCAACATCCTGTAACGCGATTATTCTTACGCTACCGCTTGTTGCGTTTGCATATGGATCTACTGTTAGATCTAAACCAGACCACATACCAATCACAAACTGTGAGAAGTCTCCGAAGAGTACATCGTTATTTGCAAGTTGATTAGAAACAATAGCTGGATAGCCGTTAATTTCATTGTTCTCAAACACGAACTGACCTGTGTTTGTTGCCTTTTCTGTTGACTTCAAAGCACCTCTTGCAGAAGCATTAATTAGGTAGAACATATTAGCGACATCAGCGTTTGCAGCAGCAACATCTGTCTCAAGCGCAATATATTCAGCGAATGTACCGAATGTAGTAATGGTTGATGTACCTACACCAGTTGTATCTTTGATACCTAATGGCTCATTAGAACTACCAGAGCCGTAAATCGCTGCGTTATCTAGCTTTGTAGCGATTACCCTGGCTATATCATCCCTAATCATGGCTTCAACGTCTATAGAAGACTGAAGAAGTAATCTGCGAGAGTAGTCAACAAAAGCACCAATCGTCTTAGGTGTCATATTGACCTGATCGAACGCCTGTTGGCTCTCAGTTGGAGCGCCAGACTCACCTACGAAATACGCAGTCGATGTAGATGTCATTCTGGGTATTGCTACGTTTCCAGACAATCCAGTAAGCATTGTTGGATTAGTTGCCATCACAGCCATTCTCTTTCTAAGAATGTCAATGAATGATCCAGCAAGTAGTTCTGTAGCAACTAAGTTACCACCAGCAGTTGCTGTACCTACAGTTAAGTCTCTTCTTAGAACTTCGTTAGGAACAAGGATTCCATTAGCTGGCTTCTCATATTTTTTAGAAGCTGCATCAGATACTTCTCTCTCGAAAGCTGCTGCTTCTTGTGCAGCGCGATCTGTTGGGTTTGCTAGTGCGTTTAATGCTCTTAGGAAAGAGAATTGCTTAACCTCTTTTTGGTCTAAGCCAACATCGTTTTGTGTCATGTCTGTTGAACGGATGGGTGTATTACGAACCTCTGCCTTGTTTTTAACAAGATCGAGGATTGCTGCTTTAGCCTCTTCGGGAGTTTTATTTCCCTTTATAAGTGAGTCAGCAAGCTCTTCTGCTCCGTACTTTCCAAATTCACGACATAACGAAGTGATCGATGCTGTACGAGCATTGTTTTCATCAATAGCGCGTTGAACTTCGGCTTTGATGTCGATTTCAACGGATTTCTCCGCCTCAACCGCAGTTTCTTTAGTTGATTCTTCCATAGTACGAACCGAGGGTGATGCGGATACTTCCGCAGAATTTATCTCCTCAATAGGAGACTTATCTTCTATATTAATACTATTACCTTGTGAGGGTTCTATCAAACTCCTTCCAATTCCAATTGTAGGATCCGCAGGGACAGTTACAACTGATAATTCGTGGACAGACCAGTTGGTTGCGCGCATTCCATCCTCCATTTCTTCCATGTCATTTATTTGATAGCCGAAAGAAATACCTCGTAAAATACCATCTTTAACGTCTTCTAAGACCTCAGTAGCAAATTTATTACGAGAAAAGCGGATTTTAGCGTATCCACGCTTATCTTCTGGATTTATATATGCGCGTTCTACAACACCAATTGGCTTATTCATATCGTGATTGAATAAGACAGCACCACCATCATTTAATCGAGATAAATCAGCGGCTCCATCATCATGGCTTAACACTTCGTTACCAAAGTATCGTTTTACAGCAAATTCTGACGAGAAAGGAAACTCAAATGTTCTCGATTTCACATTTTTGAAGTCTGTAACCTCTTTACGCTCAAACTTATCTCCAACCTCAATCGCTCTAATATCGGCAATTTTTGTAAGTGTCGAAAATTTGTGACCTACCTTACGATCTGTAGCCTCCCCATTTCTATAGAGTGTTATTAAAGCTGCTGGATCATCTGCTGTACCTGTAATTGTAAATGAACTATCTGGTACATCTATTGATCCATCTCTAACGATTCGATCAATTTTTCCTCTAGCACGACCTCCACTAGAGTTCCAAGATACAAAATCACCTACCTTAAGAGCATCTGGTTCTGCTCTTTCTATTGTTTGGGTTTCCTTAGTCATAGTTTTTTCATTGGTGGCTGGTTCAAATTTAATTGGATCAAATTCATTTTCTTCGAGCCAATCTAAAGCCTGAGATGATGAATACTGAGTCAGTCTAAATCGAATTGATTGTAGTTCTGCTCCCTCTTCATTATCCTTTATACCAAAAATATAGTCTATACCCTCCCCTCTTTCATCATTTGACCTTCTAAATGTATCAAATTGCGCTGAATCCGTGATTGTTGCAGCGTGTTCATTTGGATATGGCCTAGACATTTCAATAACTTCTGCCCTTTCTCTAGCCTTTTTAATCGCAGCAGCTTTTCCACGACTCCAACTAAATCCAGCATCTCCTCCCCAGGCCGCCCAAGCCACTCTGCCTTTTGACGGATATCCTTTTTCTCCTTTCCTAAAACCCTCTGCTTTTTTATCTACTTCATGGCGGCTAAAAAAACTAAACATCCTGACTACCACATCCGCAGATAGTTCTCCGCCACTAATTATTTGACTAGCTCTTACAGCAGCTACTTGCGTACCACCAGCCTTACCTTCCTCTTTCCACGCTTTGTATCTTTTGGCCTCAGTAACCATTCCTTGTGTTGGTTTGAGGTTGATCTCTGTTCCGCTGACATTTGCCATAGTTAACTAGATTTTTTACGTTTTCTAGATCTTGGAGGTTGCTCTGTCTGTTCTGGTTGAGGTATGTCAAGAGATAACTGACCCATCTCAACTTCTAAATCTAGATCTTTATCTAATGTTACACCTAGTGACTTGGCAACCTCTTGCTCTCTTGCTATCTCAGAAATAATATCGTCATAATCGCCACCATTTGTCTGTGCTATGACTTGTGACTTGGTCATATAACCAGCCTGTTCTGCCTCACGATATGCTTTTATTTCTTTTAGCGGATCAACATAATGTTGTGCTGGTGGAGTCCATCTTGGCTTGCAATATCTTTTTGAATTAGAAGCATAATCAGGAAAATCTATAACACCAGATAAAACTGCAAGATCAAGCCATTCTTTAAATATTCGATAATGAAAATTATCAATTATATACTTCTGACAAAACTTCCAATGCTCTCTATCTTCTAACAAACTAAGTCTTGAACTTGAATAATTAGTTTCTGAAAAATCTTTACTAATAGTTTCAAAACTACAACCTATTCCTGTAGCAAAACGCCTAATTTTGTTTTTGACAAACATCTCATATTGTTGAGATGGATAATCTATATCTGGGACAGTAACAGATTCGTTAGGCATCAAATATCTAAATGTACCTGGCTCAAATGATTGTATGCGTTGACTGTTTTGTACATCATCACCTATAAGCTCTCCTTGATCGTTTTGTATAAAGCCCATAATACTTGCACCGGCTCTAGCTCTAATAACAGCAGCTTCTTCATAACCCTGTAGTTGGTGCATATCAGCCATAACGCTATGAAACCAAGGCACACCTCTATTTTGGCCAGGTCTTTCTGGAAGAAATAGATGAACGATATCTTCTGCTGGTATAAATATATGGAGTTTTCGGTTTGCAGAATAATCAAGATAATATGCATCGCCAGGATGTTTAGTCAATATCGCGTAACGTAAAGCTCGCCCCCATTCGTCAACTTCTACGCCGTTACGCCATTCGTTATTTTTATTAAGTGTTTTGCCATCATATTCTTCATCTAGCAAATCACTTTCAATCATTTGCAAAGCAAGTGGCACTTGTGAATTGCCAAATGGTTTTCTAACAATTCTGAAAATTGCCTCGCCTGACTCACATAATGCACCAGACGCTAACCATTCAAATTGATGAAAGCTATATTTACCAGCACAATCACAACTATCTGCCTGTGTCCATTCTGACCATGCTTCCTCGATAATATTATTTACCCTCTGATCTCGTTTGCCACCTCTTTGCTGTACAACAAGAGACTGAAACTTCATGCCTGTACCAACAATATTTATTTGTGTTGTACGTTTTGCTTGTCTAGCATAAGGATTGTTTCTTACTAACTCCCTTGATCTATCTCTTAGCTTACGCAAACTATTCCTTATTTCGGCATCGGCACTTAACTGACTGCTCATCCAATCGGAGGTAAGCCTAGAAACTAATGCTCCCTGATATGCGCGTAAATTTTTTAGTGGATTAGCATTTCTACCAAAACCTAAAACACGTTTTACTGCTGAACTTATGTTTGATCTGATTCCCATTAGATTGCTCCGTTAAAACGTACAAATGTTGCCCTTGGATTGCCAAGACCATTAGCAATCATCTCTGCTTGTTTTTCTCTTACAAGCTCTGCTTTGTATCTACTTTCTAATGCAAGTAATTCTGATAATTCATATTTTTTTGCTGACCTTGTACCAATCTTATATTCTTGTATAGCACCACCAGTAATAATTGTTCTGATTGCTGCCTGTATAACATCTAAATCTTTTTGTACCTGTGAACGACCATCAAAGGCTGCTGGTGTTCCAGAATATGACATAGAGGCCAAAACCTCAAAACTTCCTGTATAAATCGTCTGTATTTCTTGCCCTGATTTATTCGCTACAGCTTGATAATACCAATCGCCTGCATCAAAATTAGTTGTTGTAGCCGCAGGGATACTAAATTCAAAGCCATCTAAATATGCAGAACTATTAATAGTTGCCCCTTCAGACGATGTATTAGTTCTGAGATAGTAAACAACAGACCAATCTGGACTGCTTATCGAATTACCAAATACATCTTGACTTGCTGGTATACGCCATTGAACGAGATCACCAGCGCGTATTTTTTGTGGAAAGGTCATTTTTTATCACCAATTAGAGATAAAATTAGGCTTTTTAGCTAATTTAGATTGATTTAATCTTATCTTAGCCTCCTTAAGAGGCTTTTTACTTTCAAATCTTCTTTCAAACTGGTCATATATGGTTCTTCTGTCATATTTTTGTAATAATCTCTGAAAACTAGCATAAGAATAGACCATTTCATCTAATGCCTCGTTTGCCTGATTGTTTTTCTTAATCCAAACACGTTCTTGATATCCATTTTTGTATTTCAGTATTTGCCTTTCTGCTGTTAGTTCTTCAAAGTAATCCTGTGTGATAGAAGGATAGAAATGTATATAACCTTTGCCTACTTCAGCATCTTTAAGCTTGTTATGTATCGTTGTTTTTGCCATATCTACTCCTACCGGAAATAATTTAAAACTTCTTTTCAATACTTTTCCAGAAAAATGTATATCAACCTTACTTGGCTTACCTAAGATAGGTTTCCCTTTCTGACCCATACCTTTTATTCCAATTATGCCTAAATGTTCACGTTCTCTGACATATTGATATGTTTCTTGCGTAAAGTGACCTCCAGTATCGATCGCTGCTGTATCAATTTTTAATTCTTGACCTAACTCATTTTTGTATTTAGATAATAAAACCTCATCTAACTGCGCCCAGAGATCTGCTCTTGCTGGTGAGCCATATATAACTTTTCTATCAACAAGATACATCTCCTCATTTCTGCCAAAACCTATAACTGACATACTTAACCTGTCATCCTGTACGTCAATACCAAGGGTTAATATTAAAACTTCCTTTGGAGGTATACCTTTTTTGTATTTTTCTTCTGCTGCACGTTTTGCTAAACCATCTGCACTAGCTTTTGTATGATATTCATCTTCATATACTTCACCACAAGTAACATTTATAAATGTTTTTAATTGTTCTTGATCGTCTTTACAAGCTATATATTCTTCCATTAAATTTTGCCATGTAGCATTCGGTGAGTATGAATAAGCAGCCCATATATGAAAACCAACGTGCTTACCATTGAAAGGTGCAGTAGCCCTCCATTCGCCACGTTCTACCATCCATCTTTTTTTTGAGTGAGGTATATGAGCATTGCAATTTTCACATTTGTATATTGTTGTACTTGGATCATTCTCAAAACACTCAAAATTAGCCCATCTTAAATACTGCATATGATTACATTTAGGACATGGAACATAATATCGGCGCTGATCTGTTTGCTTAAATAATTTTTCTATACGACTGAAATCTTTAACTGTTGGTGTAGATCCAGCAACTATTTTTCTATTTGCATAAAATTCTGTACGCTTAATTCCTAGTTTGATTTGGTCACCCTCAGTTCCAGCAGATGCTGGATAACCATCTGTCTCATCAAACAAAACTATACGTCTACTAACTCTTCTAAATCCTCTAGGTGAGTTAGCTCCAACCAAAGTAAGATTGCCACCGGGAAATAATTTTTGTAGAAGTGTATTTTGTCCATCTTTTGCTTTTGCATCACTTACTAACCCCTGTAAACATTTAGTATCTCTAAGCATTGGCGCTATTTCTTCTTTTGAATAACCAGTAGCATCCTCGATTGTTGGTTGAACAATCATTATAGGGCAAGGATCGTTATGGATATGATAAGCAATGATGTGATTAAGAATTTTAGAATATCCAACCCTTGCAGATTTCATTACTGATATTTGCTCGATATCAGGATTAGTAACCGCATCCATAATCGCTTTTTGATATGGTAATGTGCGCCACCTACCTCCTTCAGCAGAACTTTCTACAGAAAGATATGCATACTCATTAGCCCAATCGCTAAGACTTAATTTCTTTGGTGGCTTAAATGCTGAATACGCCTGTTTTTGTAGGTCAACAATACTTGTCATGCAGAAGCTAATTCTTCCAAAGCTTCCCTAATAATGTCATCAATACAATTGACAGCGCTGTTATCTAAATCAGGTAATCTCTGTTGTGCTTTAGCAGCAACACCTAACATTTTATTTCTTGTATTAGTAATAATCGTTTGCCACATTGTGTTTACCTCTTCTACAGGCACAAGACTTTTTTCTTTCTCTTGACGTTCTAATTCTAATAATTCTGCTTTAAGATGTTCTGTCCTAGCTTTACTTTCTCCATATTCTGGATATTCACTTTCAGATTGTGAAGATTTGTATGTCTTATGCTCTATTTTATTAATTAATTTTGTCTCAGTCTTCTTAGACCACTCATCTTTCATCGTATCTGAGTTGATGACAATTTTACCTTGATTATCTTTGATAGCCGTTAGTCTGCCTTGTTTTATAGCCATATACACAGCTTGGATAGTAACTCCCATCTCCTCTGCTGCTTGTTTTCTGGTGATTAGTGCCATAGAACTGTAAATGTTTTTATTTACAATAGCGTAAATGTAAATATATGGTATAATACCGCATTTTTACTAGGGTTTGAGTAAATACCACACATCTAATATAGCGCAAATGTAAATACTGTAAATTTTTTGTGCCTAGATATATTTTGCGACCTGAAAAACAT